AACTTCGAAGAAGTTACAGATTATTTAATTAATAAAAACATTAAAGTACCTGCATTTGGTTTTAGTACTAGTGCCTTTAACCCTAAATTAAGAAATGATTTATTTCCAGAGATAGGTGTTGTAGATAGAAGTTCACAAGCAGAAGATATTGGAGGGGTTAATTTCTTAGAGGGCTCTGATAAGGGCGGCCAAACAGCAACTGCAATAGCTAATTATATGCCACAAAGTTCAGGACAAACACCTTCGTACCAAGGATTAGTTGATCCAAAATATTTATCACAGCAACCTGTACAACCGGTTCAACCTGTTCAAAATACACAACCAGTTAATACACAGCAATTTCAAAGTCTATTTCCAAACGATCCATTAGGACAAGCTATAGCAAACAGAGGACAACAATAATGACTAAGAAGTCTGCATTAGATAAAATTGAATACCATGAAAAGATCTGCAGATTAATGCAAAAACAAACATTCGAAAAAATTGAAAAGATAGAAACTCGTATTAATAGACTAGAGAAGTTTATTATAGGGGGTTTAGGAGCTATACTTTTAGCTGTACTTTCTAACCATATGTAGTATTAACTACATATGAAAATAATCAGAGACGAACAAAAATTTACTATTACAGACTTTGTTTGGGAGAATAAATATTCTTACGGCAATTATTTTAGAGACGATGACAACGGACCACGGACCTACAAAGTAGGCGAAAAGAAGTCCCTTCAGTTACAACCATATTAAACGCTACTCAAAGCCCAGAAAAGAAAGCATCTTTAGACGCCTGGAGAGAAAGAGTAGGACACCAAGAAGCTCAACGGGTCATGATTGACGCCTCTACTAGGGGTACAGAAATGCACTATGTGCTAGACAATATATAAACGGTAAAGGGTATTTTAATCTATCAAAAAGGTGCCCAGGCCCGATTAATGGCTCATCGCTTAATAGAAGACGGCTTAGGGCCCTTAACGAAGGTGTTTGGCAGTGAGGTTAACTTAGCCTATGAAGATCAGTGGGCTGGATCTACAGATTTAGTAGCTATATATGATGGAAAACCATCAATAATAGATTTCAAACAATCAAATAAACCTAAAAGAGAAGAGTATATAATTGATTATTATTATCAAATTGCAGCCTACAGCTTAGCCCACAAGAAACAACATGGCGAGATCTTACAAGGTTTTATAGCTATCTGTACTAAAGATTTGTTATTCCAAGGTTTTAAAATGGATCAATCTAAATTATCTGAGTATGAAGATAAATGGTTTAAAAGGGTTGAACAGTATTACTCTACTTTATCCACTTCTTAACTTCTTCACCTAAAGTTTGTGCGGAAAGTTTCATTTTCTTATCTAAGGCACCTACAATAAAATTCATCAATAGTATTCTCTGCAATTAAATCTATATAAGTTACGTTTTTATCTTGTCCGATTCGATGAGCTCTATCTTCCGATTGTTCACGAACCTCAAGATTATATGAGTTACTAAAATAAACTACATAAGAAGCTGCTGTAAGAGTAAGACCATAACCCCCTGTCGATGGGTTACCTACAAAGAAACGACATTCTGGATCTTCCTGAAAATCTTCTAACGGCTTCTTGTCTATCTTCTGTCGATACTTCACCAAAGATCTCAACAACTGATCTAACGCCAATACTTATCTTTTAATTTTTTAATAATAGTTTTAATATTCTGTACATAGTTAGCCCAGATTATAAACTTACCTTCTGATTCTTCTGCAATATTTAATAACTCTTTAATTTTAGGACAATCTTCAAACACGTTTACAGTACCATCATCTGCGTTAACAAAACCGTTTGTGACCTGGTGCAGTCTTAATATCTCCGTAAGTTTATTTGCAAAACTAACTTCATCTTTATTAATTATTGCATAAGCAAACTTTTTTAATCTATTATAAATTTCTGTTTGTTTAACAGTTAGTTGTATTTTTCTAGTTTGATATAATTTATCAGGTAAATCTAAACAATCTTTTTTCTGTACCCTATATGAAAATAGTTTTAATTTTTCACCAAGTTCATCAAGATTAGTATAATATTTAGGAAAGAGCATTTGTTTACCACCCATTTCAATCTGTTGCATCACTGCATATCTAGCTCTAAATGTAAAATAAGAAGTAAAACCTAAAAGATCTGGACTTAGGAACTCGCATTGTGTATATAAATCTAATGGAGATTTTGTTATTGGTGAGCCTGTTAGGATACGTTTGTATGCTACTTGTTTCCCTAGTTTACAAATGTTTCTTGTTCTTTTTTGCTGTTTTGTTTTTTATTGTCGTGGATTCATCTAGAATCCACATCATCTTCTGACCATGACGGTTAATTAATTTTGATATTACGTCTACTCCACTTTTGTGACTCAATGCTTCAACATTAATTAAGAACCATTGTATTTTACCTTTACCATAAGTTTTTTTATCTTTGTGTACACTTATTGTGTAATCAGTATGTGAATGAATATCTATTTCTTTAATCCAATTTCTATAAACTGAATTAGGTGCAACAACCATGACGTGTGTAATAGAATCTGTAGAAAATAAATAATTTGCATTGTCTATGGCAACTTTAGTTTTGCCTGTACCCATCTCCATGAAGTAAGCATAAGCTCCCCACTTGGCACCTTGTTTCAATGCTGTACGTTGATGATCAAAAGGTTCAGTTTTATATTCAAATTTTTTCATGTTTCTTTTTAATACAATTTAATGTATTTTAAAATAAATATATTTTTTATTGACAGTGTCAAATCATTAATTTACATGGTACTCAAGGAGGTCATTATGGACTTAGAACAACTATCGAAAAACATAACTATCGATACAAGCATGTCGTCAGACATTGCTGAACTATGTAATAAGCTATTGGACATTCAGAAGGAAGTATCAACGCTAGAAGATAAACTAAAAAAGAAAAAAGAAGAAGAGTTGAAGCTTTCCGAATCGGATATCCCTAACTTAATGCAAAAAGCTGGTGTAGCACAAATCAAACTTACGGATGGTTCCTCAGTAGAGATTAAACCATACTATGGTGCGAGAATACCTGCATCCAGAACAGAGGAAGCTTTTGATTGGCTCCGAGAAAATCAATTTGGAGATCTAATCAAAAACAACGTAACATTAACTTTTGGTCGTAACGAGGACAATTCAGCAAAATCTTTGGTTGACGAATTACGAAATAAAGGGCATAATGTTAAACAAGCCGAAAAGGTAGAACCGATGACTCTCAAGGCGTTCGTAAGAGAACAAATTGAAAAAGGGAAAGACGTTCCTGCCGATTTATTCGGTGTTTATGTAGCAACAAGAACCAAACTAACAATGAAGGAGTAACATGCAAAAAGCAAACGATGCAGCTAACAATGTAGCTGTGAAAAAAGAAGCGGGTGTTCCAACGCAATTTAATTTGGAAGAGTTAGCAGGACAAGGACAAGAGTTCGTGACTGCAAGGGATACTAAACTCCCTATCTTAAAAATCCTTTATAGCAATTCACCAGTACTTGACGATTCAGATGGCAAGTATATTGAAGCTGCTAAACAAGGTGACATTTACAATGAGACGTCTGGAAATCTTTTTCAAAGGAAAAGACGGATTGATCGTTGTGCCATGTTTATATATAAACACTTTCAATGAGTGGAAAGATAGAGGTGATAGTCCAGGGAGACCTGTGGGTATTCACAATGATCCTGCGATCATGTCTCAAACAAGTAGAGGCGATGATGGTAAAGATAGATTAGAAAATGGAAACTATATCGAAGATACAGGAAACCATTTTGTATATATCTTGGACAAGGATTATTTGCCGGTTGAGACCGCACTAATCTCTATGAAATCTACTCAAAAGAAAAGAGTAAAACCTGGAACTCTATGATGCAGAGTCGTAGATTAAAAGGTAAAAATGGTTTCTTTACTCCACCGTCTTGGGCAACGGCCTATAGACTAAAGACCACTAAAGAAAGTAACTCACAAAACTCTTGGTACGGTTGGGTTGTCGAATTTGATAGCTATCTAGACGATCCAAAAATTGTCGGGCACATTAGAGTCGACAAGAGCGTTTTATGAGACCGCTAAGAAAAGCGATATCTTTGGTAAGGTAGACTTCGGTAAAGATGGATCTGCTGATGTTAAGCAGGTTGAAAGTCAAAGTACACCGTTCTAATGCAAAAAGAGTTACTTCATTTATTTGAAGGCGACTCTTCCCAGTTCATCACCATCTCTCTGACGGGGGAGATGGATGAACGGGGTAAGAGAAAAGCTGATTACCTCACGATCCACGAACCAGTCACAGAAGAATTGTGGAAGGGTCATGTGGATGGTAAAAAACAAATAGGGGTAAGACCGGAAGATGGTGACAAGCTTAAATGGTCTTGCATAGATATTGATCCAGCTAACTACAAAGAATACACATCTAAAAAATACGTAGACATTATTAAAGATTTTGAATTACCCTTACTGCCTGTTAAATCTAAGTCAGGTGGATTACATTTATTTATATTTTTTTCAGATTGGGCAGACAAACAAAAGTAAAAGAAAAACTAGAAGAGATTAACAAAGAATACTTTTTATCTAAAGAAGTATTTCCACTTAATAAAGCAGTAGGGATGCCTTACTTTAATGCAAATGCTGCAGTTGAGTATGCGTTTGATGATAGCAATACACCTCTAATGTTAGGTGGCTTTTTAGAATTAGCAAAAAAGAAAACTATTACCCCTAAAGATTTTTATAATTATAAAGTAACTGAGTACAATGCTGAAACAGATTGGAGAGACTATCCACCTTGTGTGCAAAAAGTAATTCAAGAAGGTTGGTCTGGAGAAAGAAACAGTATGTTGTTTAATGTTTGTGTTACTGAAATGAAAAAAGCAGAAGGTAATCTTACTGTAAAACAATTAAAAGACATTGCTTGGGAAAGACAAAAAACAATATTTGCCACCCACCCTAAAGGTGCTTTAAAAAGAACTGAAAGTGATGGGACCGCACAGTCAGTACATACAAAAGGCTACGAATACTTTTGTCCACCTAAACATATGTTTGTAGCTTCTATATGTGATAAAGAAACTTGTAAGCTTAGAAAACTTGGAATTGGTACTCAAGCGCCAGATATTAAAAATGAATTTACGGACTTAACTTATACAGAAGATTCAAAAAGGTATTTTATTTGAGTGTGATTTTTAGAGATAAACATATTACATTTAAACCGGAAGATACTAAAGATGAGAAATCATGGCGTGTGTGTTTAGCTAAGTACAGAATCTTTTTGGCTTACTTTACCTAGGCCTAAAAAGGGGCCTAGTCCATTTGAGTTATTAATGAAACATTTATTAGAAAGTGCTGTAGAGAATATTTCATTCAAATATGAAGATACAGTAGAGGAAGAGAAGTATAATACACTTAAAATATTTTTTGAAAGTACGATTGAACAAGATGATTTTACTAAACTTAAAGATGGGTATACAGTATTAGATAGTAAAGAAAACATTTGTTACTTCAAGCGTAATACACTTGCAGACTTTTTAGGTAGACGTAAAACTCCATTTAACACTGTTAACCAAGCAGTTAGACTACTTAAATGTGAGAAACATGATTTCTTTGAAGGTGAGCGTAACGTCTGGTATGTAACTATGCCTGACTTTGTTAACCATCAAAAAATAAAACCAAAAAACAATAACCAAGAAGAACTTAGTGAGATGGATGATGGATACCACGCAAAATTTAGGACTCCAGAAACAAAAAAGATACACAACAAGACAATTAAAATATTTGGTCCTCCAGGAACAGGGAAGACTTGGACTTTAATTGAAAGAGTTGTTAAAAAATACCTTAAACAAGGTACTGATCCAGAGAAGATTGCTTTTATATCTTTTACTAATAAAGCAGTAGACACGGCTAAGATAAGAGCTTTAGAAGCTTTCCCTAATTTAAATTCACAATCATTCTCAAGATTTAGAACATTACATTCATATTGTAGAAGATACTTTGAGGAAGAAATATTTGATACTAAAGACTGTATGATTGATTACGCCTTAACTAATAATTTTGTTAAGAGATCTGATAATAGATTATCTCAAGATAATTTTACTTATGTTGATTGGTCCTTAGGTGTGTATGATAAGTCAAGAAACTTATTAGATGATCCGGTATTAGTTTATAAGAAAGAATCACAAAAAAGAATCACTTGATGTATTTACTAGAAAGATAGACACTTATAAACATTATAAGAAAAATGGTAGTGATAAATCTTTTTTAGATTTTACAGATATGATTGAACGAGCTCTACATGAGATAGATTTTCCGGCATTAGATCTATTAATATTAGATGAAGCTCAGGACTTTACTCCTTTGCAGTGGTCCTTAATTTATAAAATGTCTGAGAATGTAAAAAGAATTTATTTAGCTGGAGATGATGACCAAGCTATTTACCAATGGAATGGTGCGGATACAAATTACTTTACTAAGTATTTTCCAGGACGAAAAGTAGTACTACGTAAGACTAGAAGGTTTGGTACTGCAATACACCAGTTCTCACAAATAGTTCGTAAAGGTATCTTAGACAGCGTTGATAAGGAGTTTGAACCTTTAGTTAAAGACGGAACAGTAAAAAGATATTTAAGCTTTAAAGAAATACCTTTTGAACAAGATGATGGTAAATGGTTTTTACTTGGAAGGATAAATACAACGGTTAATGAACTAAAAGCATTAGCCAAAGATGCGGGTATATATTTTGCGGATAACAAAGGTCGTAAGTCATTTGATCAGAATCAATGGGTAGCTATTAAAGCTTGGACAGCTATTTCTAATGGTAAAGAGATTATGAAAAAAGAAGCTGAGGCTATGTATAGGTATATCAGACAAGTAACTAGCTCTGATTATAGAACCAATAAGTTTTGGTCACAGCAACCGGATTATACAAGATATAACTTTAAAGCTTTAAAGGAATGGTGTGGCTTAGATCTACCTGATGAAGATCAAAGTAAACAATGGTGGTGGATCCTTAGACGTAATTTTAAACCAAGACAAGTTATTTATTTTTTAAGATTATTGAGAAGGTATAAACAAGATAAGCTTGACGGTAACCCTAATGTTATAATAGATACAATACATTCCGTTAAAGGGGATGAGGCTAATCATGTGTTACTTTATTCAAAAGCTAATTGGCCTGCAAGTTATAGACATAAAAACAATGAAGAAAAAATCAAATGAAAAGAAAGTTTGGTATACGGGAGTAACACGAGCAAGAGATAGCCTACATTTATTAAGTACTGATTATAAATATCATTACCCTATTGGTGAAGATTATCTTGTATTTTTACAAGGAAACAATTAAAAGGAGAGGGTATGGAAGTAAACAATAGACCGAAAGAATTTGCATCTGCTGTAGAATTTGATAAAAAGATGCGTATGCATAACCCAAAAGTAAAAAACTTTGTACACAGACAATGTGTTCCTTTAGATGAAGTAAAGTTTAAAAACGATGATGGTCCTGATTTATTTAATAATGAATGTGAAGGGATGTGTGGGGTATGACAAGTAAAGATATGTTTAATGAATCATTTCCACAAGATAAACAAGTTGGGGGAAATCATTACAAAGAATTTCATATACAACCTTACGAGTTTATTTCAAAGAATGACTTATCTTTCTTCCAGGGTAATGTAATTAAATATGTTTGCCGTTACAAAAACAAGGCAGGTATACAGGATCTAGAAAAAATAAAACATTATTGTGATTTAGAAATAAAAAAACTGACAGATGATAAAGCAAAAAAGCGTAGGTAGAAATTGGAGCTTACTCTATAGAAAAATATATGGAGCGAAAATTAAAAAGCTTACTGAGCGTAATGAAGAACTATACGAGGAGAATCAAAAAATGAAACGAAGGTTAGCAAAACATGAGGGGCAAAGAAGAGTTTACTACCTTAACGAAAAGGCATCCGCATGACAGGTTTACAACTAACATTTAATTTAAAAAAACATATCTGGTCTTGTCCCTCTGAGTACAAAGATCTATCTCAATATGACGAGATAGCGATTGATTTAGAAACAAGAGATGATGGAATTAATAATAAGTTAGGTGCAGGTTGGGCAACTGGTAATGGTTATGTTATTGGATTTGCTGTAGCAGTAGAAGGGTGGCAGGGTTATTATCCTTTTAAACATTTTGGTGGTGGTAATATGATTGAGCCACAAGTAATTCAATACATGAAAGATGTGTGTAAGTTACCTTCAAGAAAAATATTCCATAATGGACAGTACGACGTAGGTTGGTTAGCACAAATGGGTATAAAAGTAGAAGGTGAAATAGTGGATACAATGATTACAGCTGCTGTAATTGATGAGAACAGATGGTCTTATAGCTTAAATGCATTATCTAAAGATTATCTTGGTGAGCTAAAGTCCGAACAAGATCTAAAAGAAGCTGCAAAGGATCACGGTATAGATCCTAAAGGGGAGATGTGGATGTTACCTGCAGAGCATGTTGGTTTTTATGCAGAGCAAGATGCAAGGTTAACTTATCTTTTATGGCAAAGATTTAAACCAGAAATTAACAATCAAAATTTACAAACGGTATGGGAACTTGAAACTAAATTATTACCTATCTTAATTAAAATGAGACAGAAAGGTATAAAAGTAGACGTTGAAAAAGCTCATAAGTTAAAGAAAGAATTTCAAGCTCAGGAAAAAGAATTTTTAATAAAAATAAAACAGTTATGTGGAAAAGAAGTAGACATATGGGCAGCAAGACAAATAGCCGAAGCCTACGACAAATTAGGGATAGATTATCCACGTACTGACAAAACTCATGAGCCATCTTTTACACAAAATTGGTTATCTAATTCGAAACACGAAATTAGTAAATATATAGCACAAGCCAGGGAGATCAACAAGTTTCATGGTACATTCTTAGACTCAATATTAAAATACGAACACAAGGGAAGGATACATGGGGAAATTAATCAGTTACGTTCTGACAGTGGGGGCACTGTCTCTGGCCGTCTGTCTATGGCTAATCCTAATCTTCAACAGTTACCCGCTCGTAATAAAGATTTTGGACCAAAAATCAGAGGTCTCTTCTTACCCGAGACAGGTTGTAAATGGGGAAGTTTTGATTACTCACAGCAAGAACCAAGAATGGTAGTACACTATGCAGCCTCTATTGGTGAGGGCTACGAAGGCTCTAATGAACTAGTAGAGGCGTATACAAACTCAGAAACTGACTTTCACCAGACTGTAGCCGATTTAGCAGGCATAGAACGAAAGCAAGCAAAGACAATAGGGCTAGGATTAATGTATGGTATGGGGAAAAATAAATTGGCCAATTCTCTAGGATTATCAACTGAAGAAGCATCAGCCCTAATAGCAAAATATAATAGAAAGGTTCCATTTGTGAAGCTATTATCTGACAGATGTATGAAGAAAGCAAGTGACGAAGGCGTTATTAGAACTAAGAAAGGTAGAAAGTGTAGGTTTGATATGTGGGAGCCAAGAGACTTTGGTATTCATACAGCTGAAACCTTTGAAAATGCTTCATCAAAATACGGTAGAAGTAATATTAAAAGAGCTTTTACTTACAAAGCATTAAATAGATTAATACAGGGTTCTGCTGCGGATCAAACTAAACAAGCTATCATTGCTTGCTATGATGCGGGGTATCTACCAAAAGTACAGATACATGATGAACTTTGTTTTGATGTAGAGAATGAAAAAGATGTAAAAATAATTAAAGAAGCAATGGAAAACTGTATGGAGTTTAAAGTCCCAAGTAAAGTTGACGTTGCGTTAGGAGATGATTTTGGACAAGCTTCATAAAAATATAATTGCAAACTACGGTGAAACTATTTGGCCTTTATATACAATATTTAAACATAGATTAGAACTTAGAAAGTTTAAAGATCTTAAAATGATTCACGGAACCCATGCAGATTTTAAAGCTGTAGTAAGAAATGATATCGAACAAAATGGTTTATTATGTCCAATAGTTATAGATCTTAAAAATGAAATTAGAAATGGTAATCATAGATTTAGAGCTATTAAAAAACACGGTGACGCTAGTTTTTTCTATGTTGCTAAAACAAGAGAAGAAGTAAATTTCTTTTCAAGATTAAATGTTTTGACCTGGGAGATGCATCCAGATGTAACAAAACTAATGGATAGATTGTGGGAGGGTAAAATGAAAAAATATACAGAAAAAGTTCCGCATTTATTCACAGAAAACGTAAGAGTTGTAAAACCAAAACAGCTATAATTCAATCAAGAGGTGTAACTTTTTTAAAAAAAGACTTGCATATCTATCCCAGTATTTTATGTTTTTGATGATTGGCGATAACGTCAATTATAACTAACTAAGAGGTTAATATGAATAATAAAATAAAAATAAGTGAAGCTTCGTTAAGAAACTGTGAAGGCTTTATGTTTGAAGATATACTATTAGATAAGATTGATACATATCTTAAACCCGATCATGTACATGGTATGACTCTTCAAGGTCTTACTAAAGTATCTCCAAGAGATTTTGCGGCAGTGCTTGGGGATGGTGCTGCAGCATTTAGTAGAGCTGAGATAAATAGAGTTATAAAATTATTAGGTAACTTTGATCTCACTTTAAAAAATATGGTATGTCATGATTATGACAATAAAGGTGAAAGATGTGGGGGGTTTAATAATTTAGACTATGAACTAAATGATATGAGCATAGCTGATCCAAAAATTGAAGCAGAAGCAGAAAAAGCTTTTGAAGATATAAAAAACTTTGAACCCATTAATCTAACGCAATAAAGCGTCTTGGTGACGGCTGATTGCCTTAGAGTTTAGAACTCATCAGCCAAAAAAAGAGGCAAGAAATCCCTAGGTAAAAATTGATTTTTTTTCGACAATATAAAACTACTAATTAAGCAGTTTCTTGGTAAAGAGACTTTGCATCAACTACACTTTGATTGTTGATTGCAACTCTTAATTCTTTAATTTTAATATCGATCCACTTCATGTCTGTAGTAACTCTACCTTGTGACAACGCTTGGCTGGCCCATTTGGATTCCAGCTGTAGCTTCTCCGATATCAACTTTTGTAGTGCCATTATCTAGCTCCTCATAAGTAAGATGGATTCGACGTTTACCACGACCGAAACCATCGGTTTCTACAGAATACTTTTTATCAATTATATTCTGTGCGAAGCCTTCTATCGCATCCTCATCATTAGCAGCGTTTACGACACTAGTGAAATATAGCCCAGCTGCGTAACATTGAAAACGATATTGCTTCATGTGATTATCTTATCAACTATTTGGTGTAAAATCAAGTGTTTACTTTAGACTTGTCAACAATGCAGGCTATCTTTAATTGAGTTATTTTGACCCCTACTTTAGTTAAATTAGTCCCTATTTCATTGACTTTTTTAACTGCTACGTCTTTACAGGTTTTTTCATAGTAATATACTATTGGAGCCTCATTGATATAGGCGCACTGCTCTACACCAGTCATTGGGTTAATTGTGCATAAAATACCAAATAGAAAAAATTCTTTCATAAATTATATTAGCACAAAAATACAGCTTGACATATGACATGGGATTTCTTATATTAATGGGATAAGGAGAAAACAAAATGAATAAATTTTATATACTACAAAAAAACACATTTCATGGAGAGACTACGGAAGTTAAATTACCCACAGAGATGATTGATCAATCAGGGTGGTTTAATTTAGGTCCTGAACCTTTTACATACGACACATATGAAGAAGCTAAAAAAAATTAAAGGAGCTTTAGAGATGCTTTTTGATAAATTGCCTTCTTCAATTACATTTATAATTGTGGAGGAAATCAATGAACCTAAAAAGTAATCAAAGTTATTCAAAGCATTAGTTGAGAAGATAGATATTGCTCTATCAGAAGGAACTAATTTTGATGAGATAGCCGGTAAATTAAGAATGTGCATATTAAACATAAAGATATGTATGAGAAACCATTACACACAGATTTGTGTACGATGTTAGCAATGAATGAATTGGAGAGCAGATGAGTTGGATTCATTTAATAATTGGAATAGTAATACTTACATTATTATTTCCAAAACTTGCATTAGTGTTAGGGGCATCAATATGGCTACTTTAAAATTTAGCGAGATAGATTGGAAAAATAGACAGTACCAAGCTCATGCTAGATTAACTAGAAAAAGAGGTTGGAACTTCAGCGACAACAATCCATACTTTGAAAGAATGATGATTGTATTACCAGATCCAAAAATAAAAACTAAACAACAAATGAAAGAGGAGTTAAAAAAACATGGATACAAATAAATTTAAGAGTGTGGCCGTAAGAAAACCTGACTATGATGTCTTACAAGGACTTTGTAATCAAAAGTTTAGGTCACCTGCATCAATGATCTCAAAGCTTGTGAACGAGTATGTTCAATTTCAAGCTATAAAAAATAAAATGACTATTCCTGCATACAAAGAGCATATTTTAAAAGTAGATGCAGCACCAATTACAACTAAAAAAAAGAAACTAACAAGAGGTACAAATGGAAGAAGAAATAAAAAAAGACTAAAGAAACTATTTTAAAGCTTGAGAAAACTTTAAAAGAAACACAAGAATAAGCTTAGATAAATTTAAGGGTAAGTGTATCAAAAAGTTGTGATGCAGCCTTAAATATTCTAAGGGGTGTGGAGCGTAAGTAATGATGACTGACAAAGATTGTATTGATCTTAATAAATACATTGATGATTTAAAAACTAATACAAGAGAGATTGAGGTTAATAACTTCATTACTCATCATGTGCACTCACACAAAAATGGTCATAATATTCTCATTGTAACTGGGGATGAGAAAAATTTAGACAATGTCGTAGTACAGAAGTTTAAATGTAGGTGGCCTAAGAACAGAAACCCTAGAAAAAAAGGCTTTACTCATGGCTAAAAAAAAGATATAAAAAAGAAGATGAAATACGGTGATCCTTACAAAATATGTGCTAACTGCAAAGGGAATGGATTTGTTAGAATAATTCCATACTCAGAGACGCAGACATGCAAAGAGTGTAATGGAGCAGGTCACTTTGAACAAGATAAAATAGTCACGAACCACGAACCAGCAACAGTCTCAACGGCCTATGTGCTTAAATTAATTGATTTGTTGAAGGAGTTCATAAGTGGCAAAAAAAACACCATCCATTAACCCATTAATGGGATCCCTGCAAATTTTAGCAGGGAAACTAACCGATAAAGAATATAAAGCTGTTACCACAAACATGTTTCGTTTGTATATGGGTGATAAGTTAGGTTATAGAGAAAGCTTTGATCCACAGTTTATGGCTGATATTAATGCTGTCTGGCACTTTCGAAAAGAAAAATTAAAACACAGGCTAAGCTTTACAAATTAAAGGTCATCAAAGGTGGAAAAGATGGTGTTAAACCAATATAATAACCTTATGGCAAGAGACATTTTTTTAAAAGAACCTGACCAACCAAAACACGATGGGCAGGATATACACGAAGTAATTGATGGTGTACATATTGATTATGAAATGCACAAAAAAAAGTAGAGATAATATAGATCAAACTATTTATTACCGTGACTTACTCTCTTTCCTTATTAAAACTTATGGGCACTAGCTTCGCAACGCAATTATTAAGTACTGACGTTGAGCCCGAAGAAAAGATGTGGCGCGGTGTGCTTGTCAACGCTTTAGAGGACGCTGGATCAAAGTCCCAGGACCGAAAGCCTTCTATATATAAATGTGATGCTCATTCGTGGATTATGTCCAATGTGACTGATTTTTTATACAGTATGTTATTACTCAGGGTTTGAACCTGACCATGTAAAAGAAGATACAAGATGGCTATTATGAAAGGAGATATTCAGTTCTCTCCTCGTAATTTTTGCTTGGAAAAAATATTCAACACAATTTACTAAGTATCGAAATTGTAAGGAAGTAGAATCTAAAAAATATCACCGAAAACATTTGACTCATTTAAGACATGCAGTTGATTTGTGCACGACTATGTTTATGTCGAATTTAGTTACCTCAATATAAAAAGGGGCAGTTCAGTCTCCCGAAATACCCCTATCTAACTTAACCAATGGAACTTGATTGATATGAAAACAACTCATCATACATGGATCGTGGTCGATAAGTCAAGAATAAAATGTAAGTTTATAATGGTTCTAAAGTAAATATACCCTCGTCATTGATAAGGGTACGAGAGCCGAGATAAAAGAGACAAGAGACAATAGACAACAGACAAGAGCCACGGTTCACGGGCCAGGGTTACTCCTAGAAATGGAGTAAAAACACTAGGTATTACGTGGATTCCTAGAAATTTACCCTGTATACCCTCTCCTTAGAAAAAAAAAAATAAAAAACTCTCTAGGACTTAGGAAAAAAGCTAGGAATCTAGGAGTAAACACCTTATCTTATTGAAATATAAGCATAAATTCACTCCTAGAAATGAAAAAAAAGCTAGGAGTACTCCTAGAAAAGCTAGGAGTAAATTACTCCTTGAGGCAGGGGGGTGCATTTTTTTTACTAGTAGTTTATTTTTCTAAGGAAGGGGTATATAGTAAACGAGTGCCAAAAAAAAGCTAATCAATTAAAGACTATAACTGAATTAACGCCTAAACAACGTAAATTTGTTGACGTATATGTTTCTAATTATGGTGAGATTAGTAAAGTTGAAGCTGCCAAGCAAGCTGGATTTACTTCAACTAATAAATATGGCCCACTGATCAAGCAAGTAGATTATTAAATCCAGACAAGAATCCTCATGTTGTTAGATATTTTGAAAAAGAATGTCTCAAGAACTAGAAAAGAAGAAAAGACAAACTTTTATCATACAAACATTATGCTAGAATGAGGGAAACCTCAGAGAAAAAAGGCCAGATGACAGCAGCGATAACTGCTCAGTATCGTAGAGATCAAATGGCAGGGCATTTTGTTGATAGAAAGGAAATAAGCCATATTGGTTTAGAGAGCATGAACAGAGAACAACTGGAGAAAAGACTTGAGGAGCTTGAATCAAAAATCGGAGAAGCTAAAAATATCATTGACGTTACGCCAATTGAAATTAGTAAAGAGTAAAGATTGGAATAATTTCTTGACAGTTTTTAATGAAGTGCATAATAGTACTTTAACAACTTCTGTTGGAATCGTAAGTGTATTAACGGGGAGAAAAAATGAGAAGTAAAAGACTATTTAGAAAGAAAGCTGAAACCATACAGCCTGATAAAAAAAATACATAAAGAAAAAAATAAGTAAGTACCCTTTTGTAGAAGTGCATTGGCTTGATATTGTTGGTGAAGCGGGCTGGCAAACTTTTGATCAATTACATACATCTCAACTTGGTAGAATGATATCTAGGGGTTGGTTATATTCAACAGACAAAGGGTGTCACAAGAATATTCTCTGACTACGGTTTAAAAGATAAAAAGGAAGGCGATGAAGGTTATATTGAAACTATTGGTGGCAGTACTATTATTCCTAACTCCGTCATCACTAAGCTTATCAGAATTAAGTGAGCGGATTGGAATTATTTATATTAGTGGAACTGATGGCTATAGCCTGGTATCTTACGAAATAGATGTTCCATGTGAAATTTGGTGGCAAACCATCTAAAAATTAATGAAAGATTGGACCCAAACAAGGTGAAAATATTTACATACATACTATAAATGGTAACCCTGTTATAGGTCATATCTGCAATTCTTGACCGATTAAATTATGGCTCAAAACAAAGAATCTAGAATTTGGCAACAGCTTAAAAATTTAGACAGCACTTGGCATTTTACTCGCATAGAATCTAATACAATTAATGGTATTCCCGATGTCCACTGTGTCGTAAACAGTCAAGTTTTTTGGATTGAACTCAAAGCCAACACCAGCAAGAACGAAGGCTTATCAAAGTACCAAATCAATTGGCATATTAAGTATCAGAAAGCAGGTGGTAAAGTATTTATCTTGAATAGACCCCTCGTGAAGGCGCCCTATGTACTTCTGGCCGTGGATCGTGAGTCCCGCACCGCCGTCCCGCTCGCCCGCCACACGGATCTTAAAACTTTGATCACCATCGCAGCGTCCCTGGTGCTGGGAGCTGGGCATCCTGAAGCGTGATCCCACGCCCACGCACCGAGATCCCACCCCCACGCTACGAATAGACCTAAGCTCCAACGTCCCTGGCGCCAGAGCTCTGACGGCACCAGCTGGGAAGAAAAAATCCCTGATCCCACGCCCACTCCCATTTCTAAACTAGTCTTGTATCTTAGGACTCTAAACTAAGGAGCTGGTACCACGGTGCTGGGAGAAAAACCCTGATCCCACGCCCACACTTACACTCCCCACCTCACATCCTAATAGAACTATTAGGATCTGGTGCTTGGCCAGGCAGACTGGCGTGCTCAGATGCTGGAAATGTGGTATGATTTCTTCAAGGT